ATTTGTAATCGATGGATGATTGGCACAATAGTTCCCTAATGTAGTTAGTAAATTATAGTAGTTAGTATAATTTACATTTGTATTATGTACTATTGGTATTGCCATAGTTTACAATTGTATACCGCCGAAGTACATGTTACTTTGGTCAGGATATATCTGAGTTTGATTACCAACTGATTGATTGTATTGTGGGATAAACTGAGAGTATGCAATAAGATAGTTTTGTAATCTTAACGCATAGTAATCAGCATTATTCATTGCCTTATTTAAAAGATAATCAATTTCACCTTTAGTGGGTGCAATTCCTTGTTCTGATTGTTGCTTCACTGCACCATTAGATTTGAATTGGATACTGCTAAAAGGGATGTATTCAACACAAGCATACCATATTAAGGTATTCTTGATATGGTCATCTAAAAGGTCTTGATAATATGCAGATAAACTACCAACAGTATTAGCTAAGATTTGTGCTTGTAGATAATTGAATAAGACAGTACCCAATAAGTTCTTTAAGTACTTATCCTGTGCTGTTCTACAAAATGGTAATAGAGCATCGGCATCTATCGCTCCTTGTAGTGGAGTGTTTTTGATTATATCGTTTCTGTTTATAAAAAGTGCGTATGCCATATGTTTTAATTTAATTTGTTTCCGTTATCATCGTACATTTCATATTCTCTTTTGAAGAACGCTGAATTCATTGTTGTTGGAAGTGCATCTTGTGTAGTTGCATCTTTAGATTCATCTACTGTTGCAGGGTTTTCCATTTCTTTGTTCGTTTCATCCGCAACTTGAGATATTGTTTTATCAGTATCTTCTGCTTGTTGAGAAAGAATTGCAAGTGGAGTTAATTGGTCAAAGTATAATTGAGTATCTTCCCATCCACCTTCAGTTAATACTACATCTAATGCATTTAAGATTAGGTTTTGGAATGGAGAGATTGTCATTGATTGTAAGATTGAGAATGCTGTCATCATCTCTTCTGATTGAGAACTGAAACCATTTGTTTTTGTTCTTATACCAAATAAAAGAGGAGAGGTAACTCTATGAGCCACCAGTATTCTATCTTGTATGAAATCAGCAACATACTCATACTTCTCATGTAAATTTTCAATATTAATTGCATCGATTGTTGGTTTATTTTCTGCACTATCATTAAACGATAACATAAATCTACCAGCATTATCCGTACCAGTAAACTTAGCTTGAACTAAATCTTCTATCGTTTGTCTTTCTTCGGGTGCAGGAACTCCATTATTAAAGTTAATCATTACTGCTGGTAAGAAACCATTTGTAATGTTATTAAAATGTAAGTTACTTATCTCACCTTCTGATATTGCTAATTGTATTGCTGAAATCCAATCTGGAAGTGAATAGTAATACAAACCAGGACAATAGTTCTTTATGTATACCAACTCCATCTTCTCATTAGATGTACCAAATGCAGGAATCTTTTTCTTTTCCTTAATCTTTCTCTGGTCATTCCAATCATTACAATAGTAATAGTTTTCAATACGAGGGTTATCATAAATCTTTTCTGCACGAATCGTTTGAATAGGTACGTGATACAATTTGATTACCTTAGTATGTTCATCGTTCCAATATACTTGGAATGCTGCATTACCAAATAGTTTCAAATCAAAAGTTACTCTTTTAACTTCTTCTTGTGGGAGTATCTTTTGTAATATCTTATCAAATCCATCTTTCTTAGAGTATAAACCCTTACCAAAGATTAAATCTGCAATACCTTCAATAGATGCTGCATTGGTTGTAGATACATTGAATGCAGAAATAACTGCATCAAAGAAATCATCTTGTCCATAAACACCGAATGGCACCCACGTGTAACGAGTCTTTGTATCTTCACTAATAACCGGTAATTGGTTATTGTTTACATTTATGATTGCAAAGTTTTGTTTTTTATTCATATTAGTCATATATTACATATTTGTTTTGAGATACATGAGATACTTCGTTTCCATCTAATGGGATTTGGTTGATATAAATAGCCTTATCATCTGATTGAGAATGATAAACTTGTACCGAACCATGCCAGATAGGAACTGAAAGAGACCCCGATGCATTAAGGATTGTTGCTCTATATTCACTACCCACAACTGCACCACTTATACTTGCAGTAAAAGCTAAGATACTTTCATATGCTGTATAGGTTGTTCCAGTAAGAGATGCAGTGAATGTATTTAACCCCATCATATCGGTTAAACTCATTGTGAACGAATTAGACCCCGTTGGTTCTGTTCTAAAAGTAAATTCGTTGGATTGTGAAATGAAATAGGCCAGCATTATCTATGTGTTTACTAATAATAACACCACTTTTGGTAGATATAGTTAAAAAAAAAGGTATCCATATAGGATACCTTCTTAATGTGTTTATACTGAATTCAATTAATTGCTTCCGTATACTACTGTATAGTTTGATGTTAATCCACCTAATGCATTTGATACGGACGAACCAGAGATGAATGCTGCTGGTAACTTTTCTAAACCATCGAAGGTAACTGAATAACCGAAAAGGTCACCCAATGCTCCACCTGTTTGGATAGTTCCTGCTGTTACATCACATCCTTGCTTTTCGCCTACTAATAATGATTCACCATTTAATGTCCACAAAATGATTTGAGGACGGCCATATGCCATCAACTTCAATTGTGTAGTCATTTCATTAGTTAACTTCTTTAAATTTAAAGTTGTTTGTTGAGAGAAGAAGGTTGTACCATTTTCTCTTGACGAGTTAACTGTTTCAGTATACGCACTCGTTCCTTTTAATTCATAGTAGTATAATACACTACCTGAAGGAACTGCAGTTACTTGTCCGTCAGCATCTTTAGTGAATGAGCCTGTAGTATAGTTGATGAAGTATACACCTTGTAAACCACCTACTGATTCTTTACAAACCTCATTGCGGCCTTTTGATATCTGACAATTTAATCCTGTTAGTGCCATAGCTGTTGTTTTTTATTTTAAGTTAATTAAAAAGGGTGAGTGTGAACCCACCCTTTAGTTTTTTTTATTAGTATGCTCCGTAATAAACGATATCACTTGCAATACCGAATTGAACACCAGATGTAAATCTCATGATAATTCTGTAATTTTGTGAACCGTCGATGTCAGCCATATCAATTACCTTAACGGTATTGTAATCACTCAATAAACCAGTTCCGAAGAATAAGTTTGATTTTTGTGCTGCTACAACTTTGTTATCACTCATACCAGGGCAAAGAACGATGTCGATACCATTGTAGTTGTAAGGTTTTTCACCGATAGTGAATTGGTTTTGGTAACCATTTGCACCGATGTTAGTAACTGTTGTACCTGCAGTTGTTGAAGTACCACCAGTTGCTTGTTGCCATGCTCTTGCAACACCTGTACCTACGTATAAAACTAAATCTTGCTTACCATAAACTGTAGCAGGGATAGTTTGTACGATAGAATCAAATTTAGCAATTACGTTTGCTGAAGTAATAGAACCAGAGATAATAGCTGAACCACTACCTGCTGCTCTTGCTGGTAAAACACCACTTGCTGCTACTGAAGCAGAGAATAAAGTTTCGAAACCTGTGAAAGAACCATTTGTTGAAGTTCCTTGCCAGATGTTTTGTTCTGTTGCTTCTGCAACTTTACCACCAACGTAAGATACTAAATAATCGTTGAATGATTTTGGAATCTCGTCAAATGCAGAGAAACCTAATTGTAAAGCCTCCCATGAAGCTAAGAAATCTTGCTTACATAATTGGATGTTTACTTGTAACTCTTTTGGAGTCAATACTTGTTCAGAGATAGTTACTGAACCTGTGTTTGTTACGAAATCGCAAGATGCATCGTTAACTAAGTTAGCAACTGAAATCTTTTGGATAACTGATTTGTACTTCACGTTTGGCATGATAGTAACCAATTTCTTATCCAATGTGTTTGCACTTAACAACGCTGCTGCGATGTAGCCCGATGCTGCCTCACCTGCGTATGTACCGCCAGAGATAGTTGGGTTAGCGAATTTTTGAATTTTGTTCATTGTTTTTTCTTTTTGAAATTAATAATTTATTTATAAAGTTTAGATAAGAATGAAGATTGGAAATCACCACTCTTCTTGTTATTTAAACTTCTATTTCCTGTTTGTGCTGAGAATTTAGAAACGTTTTCAGTTGGAGCACCATCTAATTTTGGTAAATCTTCCATCTTAATTCCTGCTTCTTCTTCAGTTACTTCTGAATCTACTGGAGGTAACATTGCTTCTTCCATCTTAGCTATTTTCTTTTCCATTTCAGCAATTCTATATGCTAATTTAGTTAAGTTGATTTCAACATCTTCACCTTCACTATCATCACCTGCTTCATCTGAAGATTCAGTATCTTCTGGTAGAGGTTCAACTGTTGCATCTTGTTCTGATGCTTTTAAAGTTCCCTTTTCAACTTGTCCCTTAGAATCAGGCATTACGTTTTCTTTATCTTCGTTTCCTGCTTGTGGGATGTCTTCTACTGGAACATTTTCTAATTCTACATTTTCTCTTTCTTCGATTTTACCATCTTTAACGATTACTTTGATAAGGTTTTCATTACCACTCTCATCTTTTAAAGCTAACTCATGTTCACCATCTGGTGCTGGAGTCTTAGTTCCATCTTCTGCAACTACATCGATTGCTTCACCAACATCAAATGTTTTTGATTCAACGATAGTTCCATCTTTTAACTTTGCGTAAGTAAAAAGTACATCTTCTTCTAAATTAAGAATACTCATTATCTTACTTAATACTGTTTTTGAATTCATATCTTTTCGAGTTTGTATATGCTATAATAACATATGGTTTTAAAATTATAGTTATTTTTTTTTATTTTTCTACGTTGTTATTTGGAATGTACCATTAGATGTGAACGTATGGTATGTATATCCACCTGATGATGTGATAGTTCCTCCAGTTGCTTGTGTGCCACCTTGATATCTAATAATAACGATACCATTTGCACCATCACCACCAACTTTACCACTACTTGTTCCAGCCCATCCACCACCTCCACCACCACCGGTGTTAGTAGTTGCTGCACTACCTGTTACTAATGTGTTGTTACCTACTGCTACGTTAGCACCTGCACCACCACCTCCAGTTGCACTACCACCGAATCCCGTATATCCTGCAGTTCTTAAACCTCCTGATGCTCCACCACCACCTGCGTATTCTATACCATCTAACCAAGTGATACCAGTACCACCATTACCAGCAACTGTTACGTTACCACTAACGATGACCGGAGTTGAACCTGAAGTTATTGCTCCACCTCCTCCTCCACCACCACTTTGTATTACACCTCCTGCAGCACAACTTCCACCATCCTTTCCTTGACTACCAATACCAACTTCACTTCTAGATGTTCCATCATTTACTACCGCACATGATGCTCCACCACCAGAACCTCCATTAGAACCACTAGCAAAGTAGTTGACAGTAAACCCACCAACAACGGTCGTTTTACTACCACCACCACCTCCACCACCTATTGCAGTGTAAGTTAAGTTACCACCAAATAAAGATGTAGATGTACCATTACTTCCTGTACATTGTGTTGTTCCAGTACCTGATGGTAAGAATCCACCTCCTCCACCACTTCCTAATGTAATGGTTAGGGGTAGGTTTCCAATTCTTTCACTACCGGTAATAAATCCACCAGCACCACCACCTCCAGAACCTCCTTTGGTTGTAGCACCTCCACCTCCTCCACCTCCTACTATTAAGTAGTCGATAAGAGTTCCTTGTGTTTGATAAAATCCTAGATTATGATTAAATCCCATTATACTAAGTTTTTAGTTGATACTACATATGTGTTAGTAGTATTAATTGATACTAATGAAAGTATATCCGTTTTACTACTACCCAATGATGCTGTATATTGTAAACCTGAAGGTTGTAACATTGTAGGTGCAAGAGATGCAGATGAGTTAGTACCTGTGGTAATAACTACTGTTGCACTCACACCTGCTGCAACGTTAGTTGGTTTAATATGTGTTGTTGTATTATTCGCTAAAGTTAAAGTAAAGTATGTTCCTGTACTTAAATCTAAAGATGCAGTTGATGATGCGATAGTTACCGGTACTACGTTTTGTTTTACCGAACCTGTCACTACCAATCCACTTTTAATTGTAGTTGGTTTCCATATCTCTACTGCTGCGTTAGGGAATGCTATTGATGTATCTGAACCATTGTATGCTCCACCACCAATAACCATAAATGTATTAGTACTACCATATTCGTTTGAATAGGTTTGAGTAATCATACCACCCAACGTTGAACCTGCACTATTGTTGATTGAGAATCCACCATAGATATCAGTTGGATATAATTCAGGTGCAACGATTACTGTGTTACCAGGATATTGTGAACCCGTTCCACTAGTGTTTGCTGCAACAAAGATGTTAGGAGCAGTTGCACCTAATGCGTAAATATTATCTTGACTTACTATTGTTCCTTGTGCTAATAATCCACCACCATTGATTGTTAAACCATTACCACCCGCTACATTAATAGTTGTTTGACCATTAATCGTATTACTATTACTTCCAGTAAGTTGTAAACTACCTGTCAATTGAATTGCAATACCACCTGTATTGTTTATTGTTTGTTTTCCTACGAATGAGTTCGAACCAGTTGTTGCTAAACTTCCAGTCAATGAACCAATTATATTCCACTTAGTATCGTTAGATTGAGTGTAATTGTTTAATGATGTGTTACCATTACTTGCAGTAAAACTATTGATTGATGCAGTACTATATCCAACAGCAGTAAATTTAGAATCTACTGATGCAGTATATGTTCCTAATGTTGTGAACTTAGTATCTACCGATGCAGTATATGTTGATAAGGTACTATTCTTAGTTACCTGAGATGCAGTAAACTGATTTAATTGGTTTACCGAAGAACTCAAACTACCAGTCAACGAACCTAATGTAGTCCATTTGGTATCGTTACTTGCAGTGTATGCATTTAAAGATGATGTTGAATATCCTACTGTTGTAAACTTAGTATCAGTTGAAGCAGTGTATAAATTAAATGCAGCATCTGATGAACTATAAGATGCAGTATATGTTGCTAGAGTACTCCACTTAGTATCGTTAGATTGTGTGTACGCAGCAAGGTTTAAGTTTTGTTGATTTTGTGATGCAGTGAATGCATTTAAGGAATTTAATTGAATGGAGTTAATACCACTAAGGTTACTACCATCACCATAGTAAGTAGATGCGGATACCGAACCTACTACACTTTGATTTCCTTTAAACGTATTTGAACCCGTTGTTGAATAACTTCCTGTATATGAGGATAAGTTACTTATGTATGCATTCCAACTACCACTATTTGCAGTGTATTCAATCTGATTAACTGTTGAATCAATTACATCCGTATTGTATGTTCTTAATACCGAAGGTGTAATCTCACCAGCATTGTTATTTGGGAAACTCTGATTATTTTCTACTATAAGAGCTTGTTTACTTAATTGAGGCATATTCTTATTATTTCGTTATGTTATGTTATACGGGGTCTGTTTGGAATCCGTCTGAGAATCCATCAGAGAAACTTCCTTTGTATGTGAACGATGATTCAGTTGGTCCGATACCTTGTTGTATCAACGCACCCTTACAGCATTCCACACTATACGTGTCCTTATCTATACAAAGACATGCTCTTCTACTATTCTTAGGAGAACTCAATCCTCTTGTTGGACCAAAGTACACACCAGAGTTGTTCTCTCTATTAACAGAATATCTTAAATTGCCACTACGTGAGTTACTCCATTTTCCCATATCTTAATAACAATGATTTCTTAAAATATAATTATAGTTACCCAATTAACTAATTACCCATTTAACTAAATACCATTCTTTTTCATATTCTCTCTATGTTGAATATTTTCTAATGTGGCCTTATCTGATTTATACGCAAGATAAAGTAAACACATTTCTAAGGGGTATTGAGTTATCTCATTGAACTTCATTATATCCCCTCCTGCAAGTTCAACAATCGATTGGTAACTTCCCCACTTTTTGCTAAAATTTGCTTGATGTTGGGAAGATGTTCCACCCCCTTCAAAAAGTTCGGGATAGAACTCACTAAGTCCGTTGACAAACGAACAAAAAAAAACAACGCACCGAAATGAATATCCATACCCCATTGTTTGATGATATCGGTTCTATCCTTTAGTGTATATGGTTCTATTGAATACATATCACCTTTTCTTTCCGTTACTGGTCTATATAGGATGTTCATTATCTTTACCCAATTATCATCTATTGCTAGTGAACCAAACTTACTGATATCTAAATACGCACCATAACTCATTTGTGAAAGGTTAGGTTCGAATCCATATTCTACTCCATCCCATTTAACGAATCTTTGTAACTCATATTCTGTTTTGGTTATGAACTTACTCAACTCATTTCTTAACATTAGAAAATCCTCTACTGCCAGTGCATTCAAATATGCTGCATCTAATCCACATAACTCCATTAGAAGTATTGCAGTAGTTGCCTCTTCATCATCTGCGTATTGTTTTAAAAGGTTTTGTAGTTTAAGATATCTATCTAAACTCACATCGTTCCAATCAGTTGGGATGTGTAAAGTTAACTCCTGTGCCATATGAAAATTGTTTTAATAATCTTAATAAATGTTTTACCTTCGCCTCTTCGTTATCTAATTTTGCTTGCATCATTATGATACTTGCCTGAAGGGTTTCGGTTTGTTCCTGTAATGCCTTTGTGTATAAGAGTAATTCCCTTATCTCATCTACTGTCCATACCTGGTCGTTAGAGTTTGTATTGTCCGATGGAGATTGCATATTTTCCTGCTGTTTGTTGTTTGATTGATAATCTCATCATTGCAATATATCTCATACAATCCAATAAGTGGTCATCTCCACCATCAGGTGTATCAGTTACATAACCGAATTTATCGGATGCATACTGATAGGCATATATTTCATTGATAAGGTTTTGTGATGTCTTTACGATATGGATGTTATAGTTCTGAAGTACTCCTATACCGAACTTTATACTATCAGGTCCTTTCTTAACCGGTTTAGCATTGAATCCTGCCCTTGCAAGTTCTTCGATGGAACGGGGTTCTGAACTATCACACCATATCTCTTCTCTCTCTATACCTAATGATTTGAGTCTATTGATAATATCATTCATTACCAAACCTCTATCATAAATTAATTCTTCAAAGTATAAGTTCTGTCCGTTCTTATAACATACCACCATCGCGGTTGGGTCTTGTGAATAACCCCAGTCTAATCCGAACCCAACGAACTCACCTTCGTATTCATCCACTATTTGGAATTTGTATATTGCCTTTTCATTCGGAGCAAACTCACCCTTTCCGTATATCTTCCACATCCTTTCATTCTTAACCTTCAATTCTTCTATGCTGTTAACCATTTCAGCGGGCAAGAATGGATTATCTCTATATGTGGTAACAAATCTATCACAATCCACCATTTTCCTTAACCAATGGTAAGGGGATACTGTTGGGTTATATGATAGGATTATCTTGCCTGATGTACGTATGGATAATTGGAAGTAACTATTCTCATCTATCTCTGATGCCTCATCTAACCAAAGTATATCGGATTTAAAACCACGAAGTTTATCGGGGTCATCTGTGTTTACAAATGTGAATAGTGTTCCATTTGTGAATTTGTATATTCTTTCTGAAACGTTGTAATCATCTTCTACCCACAACTCCATCCCTTGCATTATCTCTTTGAAATCCTTTATGGTAGTTCTTTTGAGTGAAGGGATTGTCTTTCTTACTATTGAGATATTTAGTTTATTATCTAAACCTTGAACTATTAACCATTGCAGTGTACCGAATGTCTTTCCACTTCTTGTACCACCAATCAGTTGTACTACGCGGTGATTACTCTCCTGTAGATGTTCGAACGTTACTGTCGTTTGTATTGTTAGTGTGTTCATTCTTTTTTATTTCTATAACCAATTTCTCAACCTTGTGATTTACTTCACCTATTAAATCCAATCGGGTTTGTTTAGGTAAAACATATTCAATGAACTTTTGTGATAACCTCATTGCCTCTGCAGGGTCTTTCTTTCTTATCTTATCTAAATCCTTTTCGATATGTTCCAATTGGTTACCAACAATGCGTGTAATGATTTCTTTAATCTCTGCAGTTGTTTTGTTTTGTGAACCTTTAGGTCTACCATTGAGATTTCTCTTTGAGTCTTGTCCTTTAACGAATGCCATAGTATCTATTAGTAATTTACTATAATAACAATGGGGTTGTGCATTTGTAGTTGATGGAATATATATTTATATATTAGTATTCATCATAAATACCACCAAAGGGATTCTCTTTATTTCTTTGTATCTTTCTTTCTAAGATTTCCCTATTGATTCTATCCTTTTCTTTTTCATTTACTACGTGAATCCAATGTAGATAGTCCTCATCAGTTAACATTAGGGTATATACTCTTTGGAAGTATTCTCTCCATTGACTCATTGTCATCTGATTCCAAAAGGGATACTCATCTCTAATTGCCTTTTTCTTTTCGTAGTACCTTAGATAGTATGGGTCATCTTTTGATTGCATAAATGGGGTTACATCTTTTTTACGTTGAGATAGTTTCTTACTAGGAGATATGTAATTGGGATTATGATAATACTTTCTACCAGATTTAGCTGTTCTTATTATAGCATCTGGATTTCTTTCTCTACGCATCTTTAAATGGATTAGGGATTATTTCTTTAAGGTATTTACGGATTTTCTTTACTGCAAGGAATGTGGTGGATTTACTTATACCGATTCGGTTTGCTGTTTCTTCTAACGTATCGGAACTCATCCAATACAATTCAAAGATTTTTGAGGATGCCCATAGTTTAGTTTTTTGTAAATCTTTTAATTCACTTAGGACTTGATTATGTGCCTCTTCTATTGATTCATCCCATTCTATATCATACGGAACATCTTCTTCTTTCTCAAGGTGTTTGTGTACATCATCACTCAAAATTGTTCTATTCAACTTTTTGGTTTTGTTCATATACCTTGAGAAAAAGAATTTGTTACAATAAAAGATATTATAAGATTCACCCCAAAATATATTAGGGTTACATTTGAGATGAAGATATTCATAAAGTTCTGAAACTAAATCTTCTGCTTCTTCTCTATTCTTAGTTAATTTTTTTGCTTCTGATACTAACCATCGATGTTTTTGGTTATATAACACCGATAATCTTTTCTCACATTCGCAATTTAAACTTCCGGTTATCATTTACCTTTAATGTAGTTTCTATGAAATTCGATGTATCTTCTCCAATGTGGAGCAGCAGAACCACAAGTGCATGGTTCATTCTCGTGTGTATCATTTAAAAAGTTATACATACTCCAAATATAATTAGCATGATTGGATGGAAATGTATCACCTTGTATACCATTGATTACATCTTTTAATTTCTGTAACGATTGTTCATCT